TAACAAAACAATTAGGATGGGATGACTTTAGATACAAAAAAACTGGTATTGGTTTAGAAAGAACAACAATCTTATCTCCATTAGATTTTATAATAAACAAAGGTAGTAAAGCAAATAAAGAGTATGCAATAAATATGCTTACAAGTCCGTTATATTATGTGTTTAATAAAAAGTTTTATGGCACACCCTTATCAGCTGAAACATTAAGAAACACAGAACATCTACCAAGATTAGCTGAAGTTATAGAAGAAGGATATAGAGTAACAGCAGCAATAAATAAAAGTATTACAGGAAGAAAACCATTGTTAGGTAAGTTTGGTATGAAGTTTTCTAAGTATATAACACCAGATGAAGTATTTAAAGAAACATTTTATGCAAGATTAGATGGTAATAAACACGATATACCTGAAATAGCACAATATGCTGGAGGTAAAGTAGCACAATATTATGATGCTTTTGCTAAAGATATAAATAATTTAGCTTTATACATGATGGAACCAATCAAAAGACAAGATTTTCTACAAGGTTTAGTAGATAGTCTTAAAAGATCTAAAATAAAAACTAGGACAATCAAAGAAACAGGGGAAACATGGACACTAGCAGAAGCAGAAAAAGCTTTAAAAAATGCAAACCTTGATGTTGAACTAGCTGAATTTAGTAAGATACCTAACTATGTAAATATAAACTATAAACACGATCAAATAGCTACAAGATTTGCAGAGTTTGAGCCATTAATGAGAAGATTATTAGCTGATGTAAAAGTAAAAGGTTTACCTAAATTTGATCCAGATCAAATAGATGACATCATAAATACATTTAAAAACTATGCACCTAATTCATTTCCAAAAACAATGCCTAATGTTAAACCAACAGATTTATATAAATTAAAAGCTGGATATCATTCTAAACATTTAAAAGAAAGACATTTAAAAGGCATAGATTATAAAGAACTAGCAAAAAAAGGTTTTATAGAAGATAACATGGAAATGAATATGTCATACTATTTTAGATCAGTTGGACCTGATATAGCAGTAGCAAAAAAATATGGAGATCCATATGCTTTTGGTTGGTTTTATGATGGTGGTAAAAATGGTTATGCACCAGGTCTTACACAAGTTTATGATTCCTATTTTGGTAAAATAGAAAATCTCACAAAAAGAAGAGTAGGAAGTAATTTACCACCAAAAGAATTAAAAAAATTAGATAAAAAAATAGAAAAAGCAAAAAAAGAATTAGCAGATGCTATTGAGGTATCTGAAGCTATGAGAGAATTAGTAAAAAATAAATATGGTATACCTGGTGATCCTAATAGTTATTTTTTTAAAAGTGTTACTATGATGAAAATATTTAATAATTTATCACAACTTACTGGATTTTCACAAGTAGCTGATATAGGTAGAGTTATAACTGTTAATGGTTTACTGAATACAAGTAGACAATTATTACAAGCATTTAGTTCATCTAGTGGTAAAAAAATATTTAAAGCTGGTTTAAAAGAGGGTAGATTAGCTGGTCAAATGTGGGATATGACCATAGCATGGTCTAGAGGTAACATAATATCTGGTAATGATTTCTTACACACAAGTTTTACTGGTGCTGAAAAAATATTCCAAGAAGCTAATCAATTTATGTTTCAATATGGAAATATGCAAAACCCTTGGAATGTAGTTGTAAAGACAGCAGCAACAATAACAGCACAAACAAAAATTTTAGATATTGTAGAAAGATTAGCCAAAAGTAATTTTTCAAATAAAAGTGTAAAAAATTGGGAAAGAGAATATTTAGCAAGTTTAGGATTAGGTTCAAAAACTGCTGATGAAATAAAAACTATTAAAAATATTTATAACACATATCTAAAACATGGTAATGGTGTTGGTACAGTTAGAGGTATATTAGAAGATAAAGATTTATTAAAGTTTGCTAATTCAGATCTATGGATAAATGGAGTAGATGAGTTAAATGCAGCATTAAAATTTAGAGCTGCTTTATATCAAGAAGTAGACAATATTATTGTTACTCCATCACTAGCAGATGCACCTCTAATAGCTAATACATTAGCTGGATCTTTATTATTTCAATATAAAAAGTTTGGTATGTCATATACAAGAAGAGTTGTACTAAGAGGATTACAAGCAGAAGATGGTAGATTTTTACAATCTTTAGCAGCATTAACATTTTTAGGTATGTTTGTTGATATGATTAGATCTCAACAAACTAATGCTCCATATGATAGTAAATCACTAGCTGAAAAAGTATTAGATGGTGCAGAAAGAGGAGGTATCGGTGGTATATTCACTGATATAGATAGAATTATTATGGCATTATCTGATAATAAAGTAGGTATAAGACCTACATTATTAGGCATAAAAAAACCATATGGTGCTTCACTAAAAAGAAAAATGGGATCTATAACTCCTACAGGATCTAGTATTGGAAATCTTATGGAAATAATATATGACTGGGGTAGAGGCAGACACACACATCATACTGCTAGAAGAATTAGAAGGGCAATACCATACAACAATATATGGTATGCAGATTTTTTGTTTGATAAACTAGAGAAAGGGTTATATTAGTAAATTATGGCATTAGCAATATCAGATACCTCGCCTAGAATACAGTATACAGCTACTGGTGGGCAAACATCATTTACAGTACCCTTTGAGTTTTTTGCTGATTCCGATCTTACAGTCATTAAAACAGCTGCATCTAATGGTGCAGATACTACCCTTACACTTACAGCTAGTCCATCATCTGCTACTCAGTATTCTGTTACTGGTGCTGGTGTATCAGGTGGTGGATCTATTACACTTGGTAGTGGTGCTACTGTTAATGATAAATATACTATATCTAGAGACTTAGCTGTATCTAGAACATCTGACTTTCCTGTATCTGGTACATTTCCAATAGAAACACTTAATACTGAACTAGACAAAATTATTGCTATGATTCAGCAAAATGAGAGAGATATATTATTTTCTCCAAAAGCTAAGATATCTACATCAACTGCATTTAACCTGACATTCCCTGAGTTAGTAGCTAATAAAATACTATCTGTAAACAGTTCTGGTAATGCTTTAGAGTTTTCACAATCAATTACAGATGTAGCAACTGTCGCTGGAATTGCTAGTGATGTTACTACAGTAAGTGGTATTGCATCTAATGTTACAGCTGTTGCTGGTAATGCAACTAATATTAATGCTGTTGCTGGTGATGCAACGGATATAGGTACTGTAGCTGGTAAAGCCACAGAGATAGGTAGACTAGGTACATCAGACGCTGTAGCAGATATGGCTATCTTAGGAACTACTGATGTAGTTTCCGATATGAATACACTTGCAAGTTCTGCAACTGTAACTGCTATGAACTTACTAGGAACTTCTGATGTGGTATCAGATATGAATACTCTAGCCACATCTGACATTGTTTCTGATATGAACACTCTTGCAACTGCTGATGTTGTTGCAGATATGAATACTTTAGGTACTGCTGATGTAGTATCTGACATGAATACCCTTGCTACTTCAGATGTAGTAAGTGATATGAACACTTTAGCTACATCTTCTAATGTAACTAACATGAATACTCTTGCTGGTATATCTAGTAACATTACTACAGTTGCTGGGATATCAAGTGCAGTTAGTGCTGTAAACTCTAATGAAACTAATATAAATGCTGTAAATTCTAATTCTTCTAATATTAATACTGTAGCTGGTAATAACTCTAATATTACTACTGTCGCTGGTGTATCATCTAATGTTACTACTGTGGCATCTAATATTTCTAATGTTAATACTACTGCTAGTAATATTACAAATGTAAATACATTTGCTAACCAATATCGAATCGGATCTAGTGATCCATCATCATCTTTAGATGAAGGTGATTTATTCTACAATACCACAAGCAATCTATTAAAGTTCTATAATGGTAGTGCCTGGGTAGCCATTTCTGCTGATACTGATGCTTTAGTGAAAGTGTCAAGTAATGATACAACTGCTGGATTTCTTAATGGAAAAC